CTTTGACCCTGTGAAACTCACCCATTAAAACGGCTGGGTGGATACCGTGTGCGTAATTGTCACTCAATTGTGGGTTGATTGACAACTGGTTGTGCTTGTTGCTGGATCATGCCGCCGATTTGTTCGGCCATGTTGAGGGCGTGATCCTGAGAATCCATGTCGATGTTGCTGAGGGTTTCGACCGTTTTGGCCCGGCTGAGTTCTGCGTCGGCCACTGTCTTGACGGTGTTGGCCCGAGCCTGGGCTGCTTTGGCTGTGGCTTCTTCAGCTGCTGCCTGCAAGTACATGGCATTGGGGTCTTGCGGCTGGCCTTGCATCTCGGCCATGAGTTCTTCGGCCTCGGCATCTGTGGGTTTGACCACGCCCATGCGCAGGAGCTTCTTGCGGAAGTAGGCATTGGCGTCGCTGATGCCCTCGCCTTCCATGTTCATCATGGCCATGGCGGTAATGACCTGGGCAGTCTCTGGGTCGTTTGTGATCTGGAGCATTCCGGTCAGGGCGCGGACTGTGGCCTCGCGCTTGCTGGTGCTGGATGGGCCGACCTCGGCCACGACGTCAAAGGTGGCCGCCGTGAGATCGTTTTCCATGACGACTTCGCCGGTCTCTTGATCGATGGATGGCTGCATGAGTTCGACCATACCGGCCTCGCCTGTGGGGGCGATGGTCTTCATCTTGCGCTTGTCCTCGATGTAGACCTCTTTGGCCATGGAGAGCCAGATCTCGCCGCAGCGCTTCATGCCTTTGGCGAAGTTGCTCATGTAGATGAAGGCCTGCATATCGACGCGAGTCTGGATCATCTCCACGGCTTTGCCTGACATACCGCTGACCATTTTGTCTGCGCCCTGGGGGTTGCCCAAGATGTCTTGCATGTCGGTTTCGGTGATCTGCAAGAGCGCGGCCATGGCCGGTGGGATGTTGGGGGCGCGGGTGTAAGCGACTGGGCCCGACACGGCCTGGTTGCCGTTTTGGTCGGTGATCGGGTTGATGAGCAGATACGGGTAGTCCTTGAGGTTGTCCTCTGACCACATGACCTGGTGGCCTGCGACTTGCTCGGGGGTCAGGATCGGCTTCTCGACCGATGACAGCGCTGAGATCTCGCCCAGCTTGGACAGCTGCATATTCTTGAGGCGCTGGGCGTCTTTGGCCAGGCGCACGTGGCCCATGCAACGCTCGATGTTGTCGACGAACCAGCGCTTGCCGTACACGACCACAATCGGGATGCACTTGCCTGCGATGTAGCCTGCGTCCTCCAAGACCTTGCCGCCGGACATGATGTATTTGCGCACGCGCTTGCGCTTGACTCGCTTCTGGCGGATCTCGACTGTGCCGATGGCCGCGAGGGTTTCTTCCAGGGTCTCGTCGTTGGCGAAGTCGGCTTGGGTGTAGCGCTCTTCCTCGCCTGCGATGTTCTGGAAGATGCGGATGGTCTCGGTCTTTTCCTCGACCTTGTAGTATTCGGCCACGTACACGACGTCAGGGGTGCACCAGTCGAATTCATACTGATGGATGATCTTGGGCCAGTCGGTTGGATCGTCGCCCCAGGTGTCTTTGTAGGCCTGGCGCGTCATGGAGGTGACGACGTAGCAATATTTGGCGTCGGACTTGTCCTGGCGCTTGGCCCCGAGGTCGAAGAACACCGAGCTGTCAGCGTCGAAAATGGGCTCGATCCTGATGCGCTGGCGGTCGTCTTCGTCGTTCTCCTCGTCTTCGTAGACTGTGCGCAAACGCCATGCTCCGATGCCGCCGCCGACTGCTTCCTCAAAAGCATTGTCGTAGGCCTCATCCGCCACGGATGCCTGCTCGTCTGCCCGGTAGAGACCATCGCAGACCTCGGCCAACTTGTCGTTTTCCTGGCCATCCTTGGACACGTAGTCCACCGTGATGCGGTTGTTGCGGTACTCGTTGATGATGCGAATCACCGAGAGCATGATCTTATTGACCTCGAACTTGGGCTTGTTCTCGTACAAGTCCCAGAGTGGGCCTTCCCACTGGCTGCCTGCCAGAGAGTAGAAGCGCCGGTCTTGGAGGCATTGCAAGCGCTCGTCGCGGAGGGCTGTTTGTACGTCGTCAAACTGCGCCAGGGCTTCTGCATGAAGGTTGGCGAGTCGTTGGTCGTTGCTCATTCTGGCCATGGGAATTTCCTCAATTTGTGCGATTGTCTCACCACTTCTTGACATTTGGCAAAGGGGTGAAGATCGCGGGTTTGGATGCACCGGCTCGGCGCACGGCTTCGCAGGCGTAGCGCAGGGCATCGATTACGTGGTTTTTCTTGTCCTCCAGCACTGGCAGGATCTTGCCGGTCAGGGGGTCTTGCTTGTAGCTGTAGAGGGTGAGCTCGTCGATGGTGTGGATGCAGCGGGGGTGCACCACGATGTCATAGTTCTTCAAAAACTCGATGCCCTCTTCCACCGATCGTGGGCCTTTGACGGCCGTCATGATCTTGGGGAAGCCGTTTTTCTTCATGTGGCTGATGGTCTCTGGCCTGGCGGAGTCGGCCACGATGGGCCACTTTTCTGCCTCGGGCACGGTCATGAACAGCTCTGGGGTGTTCACGATCTCGCAGCCGACCATGTAGGCCTCGTAGTCGATGTAGAGGGTGCGGCCAATGATGTGGCAGCGCACCAGGGTGGTGGGGTCGATGGAGAAACCCCAGTCAGCGCCGAGGCGGTGGATTGCGTCCTTCGGTGCCTCGAACTCTTCGACCTTCCAGTTTTTGAACACACGGGTGTTGCTGTTGGTGAGATAGCCGCCCATCCAAACGTGCTGGTATTTGTCTGGGTCTCTGCGCTTGTCGTATTCCATTTCGTCGCGGAGGACGTCTGGAAACCACGGATTGTCGGTGAAGTTGACCTTGAGGACGTTGGCGTCCTTGGGTGGCGTTGGGCCACGGAGCAGATGATCCACCGGGTCTGATTGCTGGCGCGGGTTCCAGGTAAACCAGAGTTCGGAGTCTGGCTTTCGGATGGTGGGCCGGAGCAAATCGAGGCTGGTCTGGCTGAGGCTTTGGGCTTCCTCCACCCAGGCGCAGTCGTAGCCTTCCAGCGACTTGATCGAGTCGGCCGTGTGGTTTTGCATACCCTGAAAGATGATCGCACCGTCGCCTTTGCGACACTTGATGACGGCATCCTGGACTTCAAAGTAAGCCCCGGCATTCATGGCCTCGATCTTGGTTTCCAGCAGGCGCTTGACGGATTGGTTGAGCGACTTCTGGATCTCGCGCACGCAAACCGAGCGCCGCTTCTGGTCCATGATGTGAGCCTCGATCATGAGCTCGGCAAAGAAGTGGGACTTGCCGGAGCCTCGGCCACCCCATGCGCCTTTGTAGCGCGAGGGGTTCATCAAGGGGACGGCCCACTCTGGGGTCTGGAGCTGCAAGACCTTAGCCATTCTTTACGATCACCCGTTCGATCTTGGTGAACTCCAGGGGAGCGCCGTCGGCCCCGGTCAGCTCGTGCTTCTGGGTCTCGGCCCAGCGCATTTGGGTTTTGCTCCACCAGATGGCCGCAGTGGTGTCACCTGCCATGACTTTCTGGAACAGCGTCTTGCCGACCTGGGCGTTGGCCTTGGCTTTGCCTGATTGGAGCTCGATGGCGAAGTGCTTGCGCAGGGTGTCGGTGTCGATGCCCTCGCGGATCAGGACTGCGATCTGCTCGATGGGGAGGCCGTAGCCGCTGAGGGCTTCGACCTGTTTGCGCTCGGCGTCAGTGGGCTCGAATGCCTTGCGGCCTGAGCCTTCCCGAGCGCCGCCGTGGGTCTGTTGCTTTTTTACAACCGATTTTTCAAGTTTGGCCATGGTTACATCTCCTGGACTGTGTTGGTGTAGCGCGACAAGAGCCTGGGCTTGCGGTGCTGCTCGTCGAGGATCATGGGGACTGCGTGCCGCCATGAGATCTGGTGGTGGATGCGTTTGTCGTTGTTGCCCATCTCTGTGATGCTGACACATGAGGGAGCGTAAAGCACGCTGTAAAAACTCTTGACGTAGGTTCCGAGATCCAGGTAGATCTCGGTCAAGCCGCCGGAGTTGGTCTGGGTTTCCTTTTGGTAGAGGCGAAGGCGTGGGACGGTGACAAAGAGGTGGCCGCGGCGACCCCATTCGACGTACATGTTGACGTCCTCGTTGATGCGGCCCATGAACTTGACGGGCCGGTCGACTCTGAACAAAAAAGAGTTCATGACCTTCCGGCTGAATTTACCCTTCTTGATGTGCTTGACGAAAGTGCCTTCGCCGCCACCGATGAAGTCGCCGCCTTGAGACATGGCCACGGAGTAAGCGCCTGATTCGTCCATGAAGTCGCAGAGGGCAAAGAGCAGGTCATCGAGCTTCTTGGTGTAGGCGTCTTTGGTGATGTATTCGTCGCTGTTGTCGGTGGTGTAGGCGAAGGCGCTGTAATCGTCATCGAGCTGCCAGAAGTGCGTGAGCCCGAGATCGGCCGCGATTTTGAAGTTCTGATTGCGAGCGTAGACGACGCTGTTGCGCTTCTTGAGGTTGTCGCCGCTGTCGGTGTCGTCGATGGCCTCTTGCTTGTTGAAAACGATCACGGAGTCGAGGCCGTAGAGCGCCAGGTATTGCTTGATCTGTTTGTCCTCGTCATCGCAGACGAGGTAGATCTCGCCTGTGTAGCCGTGTTTGCGCAGGGCTTCGTAGGTGTAGACGCAGTTCGCCCTGCCGTGGGTGAGGATGAAAACTGCGAAGCGCCGTTCCTCTGTGGTCATTGGTCGCCGCCCTTCTCGCTGGCGTAGATCTTGCCCATGGCCTGGGAGAGTTTGACGTAGCCGCCCGAGATGGCTTTGTCGAAGTCGATGATGACGAGGGCGCTGTCCTCCATGAGCTGCTGAGTGTCTGGGTCTGCGTGAGCGTAAAACTCTGCGATCTGCTCGAAGTCGAAACGGATGTGCCTGGTGGCCGCGAGAAGCAAGAACTCTTTGACCTCTGGCGCCAGGTCATTGTTCTGGTGGATCTGGGCTGTCAGCTGGGTGTACTTGGCTGAATCGTAGAGGGCTGCTGTGGGTGGGCAGTCGCCTGTGGGTTGGTAGATGGGGGCGTCGATCTTCTTGGTGTATTTGCTGATGTCAGCGTTTTCGTCGTCTGGGTCTTTGGGCATGAGTGCTGCGATTTCGTCTTTGCTGAATCCGATCAGATCCATGCCAAAGCCGAGGCCTTGCAGCTCTGTGAGCTCGAGAGCCAGCATTTGCTCATCCCAGCCTGCGTTCATGGCCAGCTTGTTGTCCGCGATGACGTAGGCGCGTTTCTTGGCATCGCTCCATCCTTTGGCCACCATGACAGGAACTTCGGTCATCTTGAGGCGTTGGGCTGCAAGGGTGCGACCGTGGCCAGCAATGATGCTGCCGTCTTCATCCACCAAGACTGGGGTGGTCCAGCCCCATTCTTTGATGCTGGCCGCGAGCTGGCTGATTTGTTCGTCGGAGTGTGTGCGGCTGTTGCGTGCGTAGGGCACCAGTTTGGTGATGTCCCAACGCTCAACCTGGTCTGCGGGATTGTGTGATTTTGTGGTCATGCTGCATTGTCCTTCATGTTTTCAATTCTTGCCAGCTTCATGGCATCTTTTAGGTCGAGTCTGAGTTGCTCGTTTGCGGCCTGCTCATCTTGAAGTCTGATGTAGACCTCGGTTGCAAACTTGGCCAGCGTGTCATGTTGCCATGTTGCAAAGTTTGGGGTTTCTCTTTGTTTGGTCATTTTCGTGATCTGCCTGTGGATAACTTTTTTTGTGAATCAAATGATTGGTGGTATCAAATTTCGCTGCATCGGTCGGTAACAGGTAACCCCATCTAAAGATGGGGGTTACCGAAAGTTACCGAAAACCGCTGTTTTTGCCCACGGTAACAATTACGTTTTTTTACGTTACAGTTACCAGTTACCGCAATATTGCCTGTGGATAACTTGTGGACAACTTGGTTCATGGCATTGATTTCCGGATCAGCATTGCGCTGGATTGAACTTGGTCAATGACGATCCAGCCATGTTCGAAAGCCTCGATAATTTGTGCCGTGAGCAGGTCTGCGATGGGTTTTCCTGGCACGCTTGGCTTGATGTATTGCTTGGCCGAGGCCTCGCTGACGTCTAGCTTTTGCACGAAGTAGTCCATGATGGCTGACCGGCTGATATAGGGTAAACCATTACGTTCTTCTGCGCCTGATGACCACCAAGCGTTCTCGAAAGTCTTGCGATGGGTGTCCAGCTTGCTGTCCTTTTTGTCTGCTTTGATGGGTGCTGAGGCCTCCACAACCACTGCGCTTGTGACCTGCTGGTCATCCTCATCGCGCCAGCCTGGGATCTCGACTGTGTGAAGTTCTACGAAAACGGTCTCGGCAAGTTCTGCGTCTTTGGACTTGCGCTGGACGATTTGCATGGGCTGGTCGTCTTTGCCTGGAATGATGCTGATCTCAATGTCGAGGGCGCCGCGCCATGCTGATGATCCTCTGGCCCGGTGCTGGGCTTCGTCTGACACGCCGGTGTGGTGCACCAAGATCACTGAGCAGTTGAATTCCATCATGAGGGCGTTACAGGCATCCAGCATGGTCTTGGCATCCTGGGCTGAGTTCTCATCGCCTTGAAGGAAACGATGGAGGGTGTCGACCACGATGACGCTGGGGCGCTCTTGGAGCATCCGCACCTGTTCGACGACTTTGAGGTAGCCGGTGGGGGTGTTGAGATCGCATCCGTCTTTGGAGAGCCACATCTTGAGCTTGCCTGCCTGGTGGTGGTGCTTCCAGGCTGCGACCCTGCCACGCAGACCGTGATGGCCTTCGCCTGCGAGATACACCACATTGCCTGGCCTGACCTTGTGGCCTGACCAGTCCTCAATGCCGCTGGCCATCCTGAGACACCAGTCCAGCACCACGAAGGTCTTGCCGCCGCCGCTGGGCCCGTGGACCATGACCAAGGCCTGAGACTGAATCCAGCGCTTGACCAGCCAGCTGATGGGGGAGGGCTGTGCACAAAAATCGTCGGCTGGGATGAGCCAATCATCATGGGATGGCATGAGCAGGCTGGCCAGGTCGTTGCCTGCTTGGGCGTAATCGTTGGCATCGCCCTGGATGGGTGGCATGACCATTCTGGCCCCGTACTTGGCGCTGGCCTGTTCTGCGTAGCGTTGGCCAACGCCTGAGCTGTCATTGTCTGCCACGATAACGATGTCCTGGGTTGCGCCGTGCATGTCTCTGAGTGTGCCTGTGACAGGCACGAGATTGCTGGCACTGTAGGCCACCACGACTGGGCGGTTGGTGGTCTCATGGATGGTGGCCGCGGTTGCGAAGCCTTCGGCAACGTAGAGTGTGCCTGGTTCATCCATGGTGCCGATCTGCCAGAACTTGCCTCCGGTCTGGCCGCCTGGGTGGTAGAGCTTGCCGCCTTGGTGGTCGATGTATTGGAGGCTGGAGATTGTTCCGTCTGGATCGTAGAGGGGGACGACAAGCCTGCCGTCTCCTGTGGCCCGTGCGCCATGAACTCCGATGCCCTTCTTAGCCAAGTAGGGGTGATCTGGCAAGGCTGCCTGTGCGCCAGTCCATATTTTCTCCACTGTGTCGCTGGCCAGCTGGTGCTGACGCTCCAGGGCTGCATCGCGCATGGCCTTGGACTCGCTGAGGCGTCTGGCGTGGGCCATTTCCTCTGTCTGTGTGAGCTTGCGCCCTACGTCTGCACGCCATGTGAATTCGATGCCTGAGCGCCAGCAACCGAACCGGCCGGCAGGGATGCCGTCTCCGAAAACCAGATACCAGCCCGGCTTGTCGATGCCTGGTGTGCCTTTGGTGCCGGATTTAAAGCGGTGGATCTTGCCGTCCATCTCGATGTGGTCTGGAGGTTCGAGGCCTGCTGACTTGATGGCATCAAGGAGTTGCACTTCTGGAGGTGCGACCAGTTTCTCTGGTGGTGGTGCCCATGGGCCTCCGAGGACTTTGGAGAGGTCAGCCATGCGACACCTTGCGGCTTTCCAGGTAGTCCGAGAGAGCCTGCAAGACTTTGTGCGTGGGGTTTGCGTCTGGGTTGTCGCGCACTTTGCGGATGGTGTTGTAGTGCACGCCGGTGGCCTCTGCCACCTTCATGGGCATTCGGTCTGAGAGGGCGTCCCGTATTTGTTCGAGGGTCATCATGTTGGTTTCTCCTGTTGAAAAAAAATCTTTCGATGTGTGGATATTACCCTAAAAAATGGTTTATGATTCGATCACGCCACAAACAGATTCCCTGACAGTGGTGCAAACGAAGAAAAGGAGAGCCGATCATGGCTATCAATTTGAAGTCGACTGGCAGTCTTGCTGCCAATGGTGTGAAGTTGTTGGTGTATGGCCAAGCTGGGGCGGGTAAGACCACGCTGGTCAAGACCCTGCCGAATGTGGTGGTGCTGAGTGCTGAGGGTGGTTTGTTGTCCATCCAGGATGCGGATCTGCCCTACATTGAGATTGCGAGCATGGACGATCTGCGCGAGGCTTATTCCTGGCTGACAAGCAGCGAAGAAGCGACAGGGTTTCAGTCTGTGGCCCTGGACTCGATCAGCGAGATTGCTGAGGTGTGCTTGAACACTGAGAAGAAGGCGAACAAAGATCCTCGGGCCGCTTATGGTGCGATGCAGGAGCAGATGGCCGACATTATTCGCGCCTTCCGTGACCTGCCTGGCAAGCATGTTTACATGAGCGCGAAGCTGGAGAAAACGCAGGACGAGATGGGCCGTGTGCTGTATTCGCCCTCGATGCCTGGCAATAAGACAGGCCAAGCGCTGCCGTACTTCTTTGATGAGGTGCTGGCGCTGCGTGTCGAGCGCGATGCTGAGGGTGTGACACAACGCGCCCTGATGTGCGACTCTGATGGCCTGTGGCTGGCCAAGGATCGCTCGGGCAAGCTGTCCGGCTGGGAAGCCCCAGACCTGGGCGCGATCATTGCCAAGATCGGGGGCAAAGCATGATGCAGCCTGACCTGAAAGAGCTGTCGCGCCAGTGGGTGCAGTTCAAGGCCGATGAGGAGAAGGCCACGACTGAGCGCCGCAAGGTCGAGGATCAGATCGTGAAGATCCTGGCCATGGCCGAAAACTTTGAGGGCACTGAGACTGCGGAGCCCGAGGGCTTTGTGGTCAAGATCTCTGGCCGCATTGACCGAAAGGTCGATGGCGACAAGGTGCAGGAGCTGGCCGCCGAGTTTGGTCTGAGCGACCACTTGGCCAAACTGTTCCGCTGGAAGCCTGAACTGAACATGTCGGCCTGGAAAGCTGCCGACGCAACGATCACCGGGCCTTTGGCTGGTGCTATTACGGCCAAGCCTGGCCGCCCTTCTTTCAAAATCATCCCCAAGGAGTAATTCATCATGGCTTTTCTTTCTGAATCTTTCGACGTCAACGAACTGCCCCAGGGCAACACTGGCAACTTTGAGCCGCTGCCTGCTGGCTGGTACACCGTAACCATTACGCAGGCCGAGCTGAAAGCGACAAAGGCTGGCAATGGCCAGTACATCAAGCTGCGTTACGACGTGACAGGCCCGACCCATCAGGGCCGTGTGGTGTTTGGAAACTTGAACATCAAAAACCCGAACCAGAAGGCGGAGGAGATTGGCCGTCAGCAGCTGGGCGACATCATGCGTGCGATTGGCTTGGCCAAGGTGACGGACACCGATCAGTTGATTGGTGGCAATTTGTCGATCAAGCTGGAGGTGAAGCAAGACGAGCAGTATGGGCCTGGTAACGAGGTGAAGGCATTCAAGTCTGTGTCTGGAAGTGCTGCCCCAGCTGCTGCTGGTGTGCCGCCATTTGTGAAGCAGGCCGAGGCTGCTCAGGCTGCGACTGCGAAGGCCGCACCGCCTTGGGCCAAGAAGTAAGCAAAAAAACGCCCCGGCTTTTGATGGCCGGGGCAACTCACTTGAAGGAGAACAACATGAAGATTCCCGAGTCAGAGCATACCATCCAGGCCTTGATTGACAAAGCGCATGAGGCAAAGAAGGAGCTTCCGAGGCCTCACATGGGGGCTAGTGGTTTGGGCCACCCTTGCGACCGTTGGCTGTGGCTGTCGTTCCGCTGGGCGGTGCTGCCCGAGTTTCCTGGCCGCATCCTGCGATTGTTTCGCCGTGGCCAGAATGAGGAGGCCACGATCATCAGCGACTTGCGCTCCATTGGCATGGATGTGCGCAAGGTGTCGAGCCAGCACCGTGTGGACTTTGGCAGCCATGTGTCTGGAAGCCTGGACGCGATCATTGATGCTGGCGTGCCTGATGCGCCAAAGACCAAGCACGTGGCCGAGTTCAAGACGCACTCCAAGAAGTCATTTGACGCGCTGGTGAAGGATGGCGTGGAGAAGTCGAAGCCCGAGCATTTTGTGCAGATGCAGGTTTACATGGCCGGGACTGGTCTGGATCGTGCGCTGTACCTGGCCGTGTGCAAGGACGACGACCGCATTCACACCGAGCGTGTGAAGTTCGACAAGGATGTGGCGCTGCCTGCGATTGAGCGAGGCCAGCGCATTGCCCTGAGCGACCGAATGCCTGAGCCGATCAGTGCTGACCCTGCGAGCTGGTATCAGTGCAAGTTCTGTGATGCGTCGCAGTTCTGTGCCTACACCAAGACGACCAAGGAGGTGAACTGCCGCACCTGCGCCATGGCCACGCCGTTGTCGGACTCGACCTGGCACTGCGCGAAGTGGGATGCTGTGATTCCTGTGGATTCTCAGCGCACCGGCTGCGAGGGCCATGTCCTGCACCCTGATCTGGTGCCGTGGAAGCGCAAAGACGGGCCTGATGAATTCACCGCGGTTTATGAGATCAATGGCACGACTGTGGCCAATGGCGATCCTGAGATCGAGGGCGTGTTCAGCTCGCGTGAGCTGCTGGCCAATGCGAATGCCTGCGCGAGTGGCGATCCTGTGATTGCTGACATGCGCAAGACATGGGGTGCGAGGGTGGTGGCATGAATGATGCAGAAATTGCTGGGTACATGGACTGGCGTGGGCCTGGTGCTTACACCGAACGCCAGTTGGTGCGTATTCGCCGCATCGTCGAGGAGGTGAGGATGCGTGAGCGTGAGGCGTGTGCAAAGGTGTGTGAAACCGAATGGTCAAACGTGGCCGAGCGCATGTATGGCGAGGAGTGTGCCGCCGCCATCCGAGCAAGGGGCCGCGATGCTCCGTGAGTACCAACAACGCACGATCGACCAGCTGTATGCGTGGTTCGAGGCAGGTGGCCGTGGCAATCCATGCCTGGTGCTGCCGACCGGATCTGGAAAGTCGCACATTGTGGCCGCGCTGTGCAAGGATGCCTTGCAGAACTGGCCCGAAACCCGTGTGCTGATGCTGACCCATGTGAAGGAGCTGATCGAGCAGAACGCTGAGAAGATGCGCCAGCACTGGCCTGGGGCGCCGATGGGGATCTACAGCGCGAGCATTGGTCGGCGTGAGCTGGGAGAGCCGATCACGTTTGCTGGCATCCAGTCGGTGCGCACCAAGGCGAAGGAGCTGGGACACATCGACCTGGTGATCATTGACGAGTGCCACCTTGTCAACCACAAAGACGAGGGCGGATACCGCAAGCTGCTGGCCGAGTTGAAGGCGATCAACCCGAGCCTGCGCGTGATTGGCCTGACTGCGACGCCGTACCGTTTGGGGCATGGCCTGATAACCGACAAGCCTGCCATGTTCGATGACCTGCTGACGCCTGTGAGCATTGAGGAGCTGGTGTTCAAGGGGTATCTGTCCACGCTGCGCTCGAAGATCACCAAGGCCAAGCTGGATGTGACTGGTGTGAAGAAGCGCGGGGGCGAGTTCATCGAATCTGAGCTGCAAGCTGCTGTGGACACGGACGACAAGAATCAGGCTGTGGTGCGTGAGGTGGCGGCCCTGGCCGGAGAGCGCAAGGCGTGGCTGTTCTTTTGTGCTGGTGTGCAGCACGCGCAGCACGTGGCCGAAGCCCTGCGCCAACAGGGGGTGCTGGCTGAGTGTGTGACCGGAGACACGCCGAAGAAGGAGCGCGAGCGCATCCTGACCGACTTCAAGGCTGGGCGACTGCGTGCGCTGACGAACGCCAATGTGCTGACAACTGGCTTTGACTATCCCGACATCGACCTGGTGGCCATGCTGCGCCCGACCATGAGCGCAAGCCTGTACGTGCAGATGGCCGGCAGAGGCATGAGGGTCAAGAGCCACACCGATCACTGTTTGGTGCTTGACTTTGCCGGCGTGGTGGAGACCCACGGCCCGATCACGAATGTGCAGCCGCCGAAGAAGGCAAGCGGGGACGGTGAGGGTGAGGCACCAGTGAAGGTGTGCGACCACTGTGGGGAGCTGGTGCACATATCGGTGATGACTTGCCCGTCGTGCGGTGAGCAATTCCCCGAGCCGGTGAAGAAGGCGATGGTGTTGCGCAATGACGACATCATGGGGCTGGAGGGCAAAGAGCTGGAGGTGAGCAGCTGGGGATGGCGAAAGCACATCAGCAAGGCCTCTGGCATCGAGATGTTGGCGGTGACGTATTACGGTGGGCTGAGTGATCCGCCGATCACTGAATACTTGCCGATCATGCACGAAGGATATGCTGGCCAGAAGGCGATGGGTCTGCTGCTGAGTATTGCGAACAGCGCCAGCATTGTGCCTGGTGGTCTGAAAGTGCAGACGATGGTGGAGATGGTGCAGAACATGAACAACGCGATTCCGCCGAAGCTGATCGAATACCGCAAGGACGGAAAATTTTACAGAGTGATGAAACGGAGCTGGGAATGAAATACGCGATAAGCACAAGTTACGGTAACGACAGCGTGGCCATGATTCAGTGGGCCAAAGAACAAGGTCTGCAAGATGTGTCGGTCATCTTTGTTGACACCGGATGGGCCGCACCAGGCTGGCTTGATCGCGTCAAAAGGCTGGAGGATTGGGTCGCTGCCATCGGCTTCAATGTGGTTCACATCAAGTCTGAGGTTTCCTTCGAGGATTTGATGCTGCGGAAAAAAGGATTTCCAAGCCAGCGTTATCAATGGTGCAGCGGGATACTGAAAGGCCTGCCATTCCTGACATGGATTGATGACGCTGATGTCGGGGGGGGTGCACGGTGATGATTGGCAAGCGCCGAGAGGAAAGCCAAGAACGTGCAGATACGCCTGAATTTATTGAGTCGAGCGAATACCACGGAGGCCGTCGAATTTGGCATCCTTTGTACTTGCACACAGAGGCAATGCGCGACGAGCTGCTGGAGCGTGCTGGCATTGCCAAGCTGCCACACCGAAGCAAAGAGTGTTCGCCTTGCATCAATTCAAACAGGGACGACATGCGGCAACTGACTGAAGCCGACATTGCCCGTGTTGAAGAACTGGAGGCCAAGGTCGGAAAGACGATGTTCAGGCCAAAGCGCCACGGGGGAGCTGTTGGCATTCGCCGGGTGATTGCCTGGGCTTATGCAGAGCGTGGCGAATACAACGACAAACAAGACCAAATGTTCAACCAATGCAGCAGTGGTTACTGCGGATTTTAAGGAGCTGGGAATGAGACACGCCGAACCTGAGTTTTTAGTGCAATGGCGCGAGTGGGATCGCGCTGGGCCACCACGCTGCTGTCACACCTGTGAGCATTACGGCACGGATGGGCTGTGTGTGGAGTTCTTCATGAAGCCGCCCAAGGAGTTTGCCGATACGGTTGGCGAGTGTCCTAAATGGGAACAGGAGATCGCATTTTGACAGCCGACCGAATTCCGACCGAACATGAGGAGCAGCGCGAGCTGGTGCGCTGGTTTCGCCAGACGTACAAAGGGGTGCGGATCTTTGCCATCCCGAACGGTGGGGTGAGAAGCCCTGCCACCGCTGGCCGCTTGAAGGCCGAGGGCGTTTCTTCTGGTGTGCCTGATCTGTGCATCCCTGCCTGGAAGCTGTGGATCGAGATGAAACGCACGAAAGGCGGGAGCGTCAGTCCAGAGCAAAAGGACTGGATCAAATACCTTGAAGATGTGGGTTATTGTGTTAAAGTGTGCAAAGGTGCTGAGGATGCAAAAAAGCAGATTCAGGCCTTTGTAACCATTGAAAATTTAACGGAGTAAACCCATGAGCACACGCATTTACCTGGTCACTGATGTGGAGACCAACAAGCACCGCCTGATCCGCGCCAGCAACCAGGCGCAGGCGATTAAGTACGCCGCCCAGACCCGGTTCGACATCGAGGTGGCTGGCCAGGATGACCTGGTGAGCTTGCTTACTGGCGGCACGGCCATTGAGTTGGCTGGAGCTGGAGCCACGATGGACATGTTCGAGGAGACGATCGGCAACGCTGGGGGTACTGACTGATGACCACCGAAAAAGTGAAAGATCGTTACATGACGATGAGGCTGCCGGCCGATGTGGAGCGTGAGCTGCGCAAGATGGCCGAGGCGAACACGCGCACGCTGGCTGCGCAAATCCTGCACTACGTGAAGCAGGGACTGGCGAAGGAGGTGAAGGCATGAACGAAGAAGAACGCGAGCTGGATATTGCACTGGCCGAGGCCGAGCAAGAGAACAGGCTTTTACGCGCACGCAACGAGCGACTGGTATCCGAGGCCCAGACAAGCAACTTCGAGCGCACAGCGGCCTGGCTGAAGGCCTGCGGAAAAGAGCCGAGCGCCGAGAACATGAGTGTGCAGGTGGGTTGCATGATCGAGGAGTTCTGCGAGCTGCTGTCGTGCCTGCGCACCGACTCTGAGGGCTACGGCAAATTGCTGGATCGCACGCGCCTCGACTTGGAGTGGTTCGCCAGCAAGTTGAAGCGCCGCGACCAAGCTATCTACATCCCGCACCACCTGCGCACCGATGCCCTGGATGCGCTGTGTGACATCGAGGTCACTGCCAATGGCGTGGCTTACCTAGCCGAGATGGACAAGCCTGGTGCAGACCGTGCCGTGCTGGACTCCAACGACGCGAAGCTGGTCGATGGCAAGCCGGTGATCTTGGAAGGTGGAAAGATCGGCAAGCCTGCCGGATGGACTGCGCCAGATCTGCGGGGGTTCGTATGAAGAAGGCCGGGAAGAAACGCCCGGCCCAAAGGCCGAAGCACTACACGATCATCGACGAGATAATGGCCAGCCCGACCGATCCGCTGCCATTGGAGTACCGCACGCACCAGCTGACACGGATGTATGAAGGCTTGGCCGCGATGGAGAAGTCGCCAAGCCCGACGACTGACGACTGGCGGGTGGTGTCTGATGCGGTCAACCTGATGGAGACCCTGATCGAGACCATGCAAGTGTGCGAGGACTCGTCTGGCCTGCTGATGGATGCCATCACAGCGATGGCTATGGCCGGGAAGCGCAACACCGCTGGGGGCGCGATCCGCTTGGATGGCGCTGGCATCCAGGCCGTGCGTGCCGTGCTGGAAGATTACGCCGCGCTGCTGGATGTGCTGTCTGCACGCACCATGATTCGCTGCCACCGCCTGACTGAGAAGCGCCTGCATGAGCTGCTGGACGGGAAGCGCAAGCCGCACGATGTTGAGGTGACGTCGTTATAAGGGTTTGTCCCATGTTTGAGATTGTGGGAAATAGTGTGTTAAGATGTGGACATCGCAACAACCAAACCAGTAAGGAGCTGACATGGCAAACCAAATGCACTTAAACAAATCAGGCACTGGCTTCACAAGCCGCACCGCTTGTGGCCGCAACATTCTGCGCACGCCGATGAGCACCGATTGGGAAAACTTCAAGATGGAAGCGCCTGCATACCGCTGCATCAAGTGCGTTGCAAGCAAACAGTTTGAAGTCAACACGCGCATGGACGCACGCAAGGCCGCGGCTTAATCAACCGGGGCCACTGGCCCCACCTTTTGGAGAACAACATGAAGCACAACACAACACCCCGTAATTTTGCAGACTGCACCTGGGTGCAGGCCTATGGCCGCCCAGAGCCGCTTTGGGAGAAGGTTGGGGGTTATGCCCTGGCTTTGGCAATTGGCGTCGGCATGGCCGCTTTGCTCGTCGCATGGTGGTCGTCATGAGCTGCATGAACACCATGATGATGCACAGCCGCCAGGCTGACGAGGACTCCGCTGAGGCGCTGGACTTTGCGATCGAGGCGCGAGCTGCTGAACTGCTGTCGCATGGCGAGGCCTGCGATCCGCTGGATGGCTTCAACATCTGCGAGGCTTATGGCGAGGCCACGACCAACGAGAAGATGGTCATGGCCAAGATGCTGGTGGAGCGCAAGTTCGACCAGGCCGGGATCTTGCTGGACATGATCACAAAAGCGTATTGGGCAAAGATGGCCGACGAGATGGCCACAAGGGAGCTGACATGATTCGAGAAATGTGCACCTGGGTGAAGAACGCCTACACCACACCGAGCGCCGAAGCACTGGCGCTGCGTGAACTTGAGGGAGCCAAGCGCAGCCTGCTGGAGGCCCAGTCAGCCCGTGAGTACGCCGACAGCATGTGCAAGTACCGGGAGGCCCAGATCAAGCGCCTGACGGCCTATTTGCACAAAGCCACTGAGGTGGACGCATGAAGCACCCGTCTTACTGCTGCCAGAAATGCGGCCAGCTTATCGGCTGGTTGGGTCGTTTTATGCCGTTTCACAAATGCAAGGAGCGAACATGAAAACAACCATTGAGATGGCCCGTGAAGCCGCTGGTGATGACTGGGGACTGTTTCAGGAGTACATGCCTGAGATACACAGACTGGTTGAGCTTGTCCGTGCTGACGAGCGTGAAGCGTGTGCAAAGGTGTGTGAGGAAGTTGGCGAAGAATCCGACTCATTTACACGAGACATTTTGCGTAGTACAGCCGCCGCCATCCGAGCAAGGAGCAACACATGAGCGACTGCCAACACCGCTGGGAACCCGTTGAAGGTCAGCCCATCTACAAGTGCGCCCGGTGCGGTGCGTTCATGAGGATCGTCAAATGAAATGCAAATGCCACCCAGACTCACCTTTTTTGTGGGCCAATAACCCACGAGACAGCATATTCATGAAAGACCATACGTTCAGAGCCAAGGGTGCTGAAGGTAGAAGCGGAGCGCAGATTTCCTCTGATTTCGTGGAGTCTCAGCGAAAGATGGGGAAAATTGTTGGCACGATTCACAAACTCGGATCGCAGTCACATGAAAAAGAGATGGCCATGATTGCCTACAAGCAGTTTGGCATCTATAGCCGCGCTCATCCGAACATCAAGCCCACCAAGAACAAGCACGAACTATGAACTGCTGCGATGAGAATGGAAACTGCAACCAGGGCCGTGACTGCCCTGTGCGCGTGGCCAAGGTTGGCCAAAGACTGCACGGGCCTGAGCTGTTGCCAGCAAGTGTCTGGCGATACCAGCTCAAGCGCCTGGCGTACTGGGTGCTGATGGCCATCTTTGGGATGCTGTGGCTGGCATTCCTGGTGGCCTGCACCTACGTTTACGCAAACTGACGGGTGCCAGCCTTGTCGATGATCAGTGCCTGCTTGCGTGGGCTGGTGTCCTCGCTGTTCGGCACACTGATGTGGGTCCATCGATCAAACTCGCGGATGATCTGGTCGTAGCCAATGCCGCTGGCCACGATCTTGCGCACAACTTCGTCTGGGGTCATGCCTGGCACCTTGAAGTCGGCAGCGCAGCCGAGCCTGTGCTGGCTGGTGTCTTTGCTGCCCACTGCGTCGTTCACCTTCTTTGTGCGCAGTCCTGAGCTGATCATGATGGGCTTTCCGCCCAGCACGACTTTGACCTGCTCCAAGAAGTCTGCGAGCCTGGTGAGGTTGGCCAGCTCTTGATCGTTGGGGCTGTTGTCCCAGCCGTTGCGTTCGGCCGTCTCGCTGGCCGTGAGTTCTTCCAAAGAAAAATGTGGTGTCAAATTCATTTCACTGGCCCTGCTTTTGAGAGTAAGTCGGTCTTGGCTTGAGATCCTGCGCTGGAGCCAAAATAATACGCGATGATGCCAGTCCAGGCTGTGCCCAGGCTGCCGAGCATCATCAGGATGGCTGGGTTGTTGCTGTCGATCTGGTTGAAGAACATCATCACCATGATGCCGAAGAAGCCGATGGTCACAGCTCCGGCCAAGATGGGCGGCATCATCGACCTGGTGGTGGCTTGCATCTCTCGTGCTGACTTTCTGTCTTCGACCTCCAGCTTGGCAAAGTTCAAGCCCAGCTCTTGGGCCTGCTTCTGGAGTTCGATCTCTGCGATCTTGACCTGAGCGATCTGTTCGGCAGACAGCTTGTTGTTGGCGATCATGTCCTGAACTTGGTCAGGCTCGACGCCGACGGCCTTGGAGATGACCGAGACTGCCATGCCTGCCAATGGGCCACCGAGCGCCGTGGCGATGGTGGGTGCAATTTGTTTGAGCCAGTCCATTCAGTTTCCTCTTTTGGTTAGCATGGTGCTGGCGATCTCCAGCATGAATTTGGCCTGTTCCAGATTCTCTGGTGGCTGTGGCCATCCGACTGTGACCTGGCCGACGAATCTGGGGCTGTCTGGTGGCACGCTCACCCGGCAGGTGAATGTGACGCCCTTCTCGATGTACCAGAGCCCGACCTCGGACTGCGCGTAGCGATACTCGCCGCACGGGATCTCGTTGGTCATGAGCTTGACGACATCGCTGTTGTTGGGGGCGCTGTGGGTGAACAGGCCGACGTCGATGTCCTCGATGCTCTTGTCCCTGCCGTCCTTGGTGTATGCCCGATACAGCACCCGGCTGTTGAACAGGGGGTTAACCTTGAAGATGGCGACCACGGCTGCACCGGTGTGTTTGAACAGGATTGCGCTGGCCTCGTCTGCTCTGGCCGTGTTGATCTCTGGCAGCTTCTTGGATTCCTTGTAGGCGTCCCTCATAAAATCTTGGTTCTGCCAAAGGAAATACCCGGTAAAGGCCACCACGCCCATGATGAGGATGGCGAACAGCTTAAAGGGCGAATCAACGTACCCGAGAACTTTGTCCAGGGTGGAGTTGGCGTTCAGCTTCTCGTCGCTCATCGCAGGTGCTTCATGTAGATGACGATGCCGCCAATCATGAGCGCGGCCAGGATGATTGAGGCCATGCCAATGGCGATGTATTCGGTGAGCTGTGCCAGCCGTGCTGCCCTGCGAATCTTCTCGCGCTTGGCCGCTTCTGCTGCCTCACGACGCTGCCTGGCTGCCTGGGCCTGGAACTTGAGCCAGTCTGTCCACATTCCTGGCCTGCCTGCATAGACCATGCGCTCGCGCAGATCTTCTTCCTGTTGCCGAAGCTGCTCCAGCGCCATGAACTCGGCAAGATCAGAGCCGCCACCTTTCTTGGTGGCGTTCTCCTGGATCTTGGCCTTGTTGTCGAAGTAGTCGAAAACCCGTGAGCCGAGCTGATGCAGCTCCTTCCCATTGGCAAGGGCTGCCTTGATGACAGAGAACGCTGCGTTCGCTGCTGCGATCTCAGCAAGCATGTCAACCGCCCTTCATGTGCCCAGCAAGCCACGCCACGACAGCTCCGACCGATGAGGCGATGGTCATACCCATCCAGAAGCCGCCGCGCCCTTTGTTGGCAAGCGCAAGCAGCTCTTCGACGTTGCGTTCCATCTTGTCGACTTTCTTGTCCATGTCCTGGACTTTCTGCCAGAGGACTCCGTACTTCACCAGGTCGATCTCGTTCCCATCCGCCATGACTTCAGCCTCCAACACTTAGATGCCTTGGCCTGGTGTGACGTAGACAGTGGTTCCAGAGGCTGCATAGCCGCTGAAAAACGTGTCTTTGTTAAATCTGATGATCTCGACTGCACCAGACAAGAGTGGGATAGCTGCCGAAGGCGTTCCACCAACTGGAGCAACAGCATTGGCCGCAGCTTCTGCTGCGGTGGCGCCAGTGCCGATAAAGACGGTGGTCACGCCGCCATTGACGAAGCGATACTGGCCAGCATTCTGGGGATCAAACTTTGTGAACACTGGGGCCTGAATACCCGCTGGAGCTGAGGCAGCAGCAGCGACGGCAATGGTGTTGCCCAGGGGGGTGAATGCGATTTGCGAATTGGTGGACATGGCTTTCTCCTTTAACAGTCTTCAGCGCCAGAGAATTCTGGCAGGGTTTTCAAATACAAATAGGCTTGCTTGATAAAGTTTGTCGATCCATCAGCGACAGAAGGCTCGAAACTATAGGAACGATGAAAACTAGCAACATCACCAATGTGCGAGACATTGATAGTCAACTTCGTTTTACTTCCACTGATAGATGAAATTTTGCAAACCGCTGAAAATGTGGTTTTTTCAATACCAGTTTGGACGATTCCAAGTTGAGATTGAATAAAGGATTCACCTTCGACTTCTATAATTTTTCTCAGAGCCATAATAATTCTCCAGTGTTAAAAAATGTCAAGGCAGAATGCGCTTGTTTTTGCGCCTGGTGTAAATACATCTGCCAATTTGAAATGAGAAATCCCACCCCAGGTTGTTGCCTGCGTCCACGTTGTTGTTGGTGGTGTAAGCATTCCAGGTTGCACCGCCAGTGGCGTTGATGTCTTTGATGGTCAAATATATGGAGTCTACAGTGCCGCCTGCCTGAGATAGTATGGCTTGTGAACCCGACAGGGTGGACTCCAGAAACTTCTGAGTGGTGCCCGATGTAGCGAACGCGCCAACTGTACTGGTCGCGCCGTTTTTTAGGCGCAACTTGCCAGCAGTCATCGTCAGCGTTCTTGTTGATCCGAGTGTCAAAGCGTCAGCACATTCCACTGTAACGCCAGATGAGTTGACCGTAATGCCGGTGTTAATGGTGACACCGTTTGATGTGATAGTCTGGATGCCGGAAGCCTTTAAGAAGGCCAAAGGTGTGCTGGCAAACACGGATGTCATTGTTGGTGACAATGTGAGGTTGCCGTAAATGTTTATAGCTGCGGCATTCCAAGTTCCAGAGAACCCAGTGAAGTCAATGTTATTCCAAGCAAAACCACTGCCGATGTTAATCGTGCCAGAACCGGTTGTAATTCGGATAGACAGAGGGTTGATTGCGTTTACCGTGCCTCGAAAACCAATAGTGGTTCCGGCAGCGGCATTGCCAATCATTTCAACCAACGGTGTGCCTGTATAAACAATCGGCACTGTGGCGTTGTGTGTGTCAAACGCATTTGTTACGGTAGTTGTACGAGTGATTTCAACTTTTCCCGTCGCTCCAAACCCAAGCGTTCTAGCGTTGGCCGCCGTCGATGTAAAAATCAAACAACGAAGTGCATAAGAATTCAAATCAACAGTGCCAGCAGTCAAGGTAAAACTGCTAGATATTGTGAGGTTCGCACCAAGCACTAATGTCAATGTAGAAGTGTTAAACGAGACAGTGGTGCAGATGGCACCCGATGCAGTTGTGCAAGTACCCGTTCCAGACGCAGAGTCGAAAATTACCGCATCAGCAGCAACAGGTGCAGAGGCACCTCCAGCGCCGCCAGATGTGGCCGACCAGTTTGTTGTAGTGACCGCATCCCAAGTGCCAGAGCCACCGACCCAGTATCTGTTTGCCATTTTTACACCTCGTCAATCGACGCAGACCAATAAACCACTCGCGTTATAGTGCTAGACCAGTTTGTTGCATCAGCAGAAATGAGGCGGGGGGCAATCGTTGAACCAGTTAAAGTACCAAGGCACGGCAGCGCGGCCACGTTTCCTGCAATTACTGTTTCTCCACCAGCTTGAGCAGACGGCACTCGTGGGTAGACATACTTAAACGAAACAGTAGTTCCTGAAGTGACGTTAGTTCCAGAAGTTGCTGTCAGCGACTCACTACCTGTTTGTTTCTGGCAGCGATGCGGAAAGTTGTAGTAAGCACTTGCAGTTGAGTTGTGCAAAATTGTACCGGTTGGGAAACCAGCTAAGTTGTCAATGACAATAAAATCACATGCTGCTGTTCCGCTAGTCACACTAGAACGTAAAACGCTGGAAATAGCGTCAATGTCAACAGTCAAACCGTCGATCACAAAGTTAGTTGTGACCGTTGCGCCATCAATTCTAAATCGCATAAAGGATGATGCTGCGCTTAGGTTTCGCCCATACCATTTGCAATCTTCAACATACCCGGTCAATGGGTACAACACATTGGCATTGAGTGCGTCAGAGTTACCTCCGAAATCAACCACACCGCGACCTGCCAAAATTGGGTTTATGTACGAAATAAACTCACACCCTTGAGCGCCTATACGTCCACCAAAAATTTCACCTGCATACAAGCAAATTCCGTTTGTTCCGTCTCCATAAATTTTGCAATCTACGTAACGGTTGTCTTTTCCAGCCAACAGACCGCCGCCGTAAATAGTGCAATCTTGGTACTCGCAGTCTTCCATGTTGCCGTGCATATCGGCAGCCTGAGTGCCTGAAGCTGGGTCGTTTTTCAGTGTCGCGCCAATAACTTTCAAGTCACGCACGCTTACACAGCCAATAGCATCTGTGCCACCAATAGCAACAGCATGGCGGCGAGAGTAAACATTCCCGCCAATCATTTTACCGTGTTGAGAATTACCAAAAACAATACCGTAGTCATCGCCGCCATCCCCGATGTTGGACATCTCAGGGTTAATTATTGTTGGTTTGTAGCAGCGGTCAAAATAGACAACCGAGTTGTTCGCATGACTGCCTTTGACGTTTTCAATCAATACGTCAATGCACAGTGTTGTTTTGATAAGACCGAGAACAGTAGTTCCACGGATGTCAAAATTTCGCAGGGAAACTTTTGGCCCAGTGACTTTATAGACACTGACGTCCGCAGCTAAATAAGTGTCGTAAAGAGGGCTTGTAGTAGTGACAACACTGCCACTAATACTTAGAACTTGACACCACTCACCTGCTCGATAAACAGGTCGCCACGGCGACCATGAATAATCAGTGGGGTTGTAAATAACAAATACATCACCGACAGAAAGCGATGGCGCACTGGCAAAAGTTACAGTGTATGTGCCAACCGTTGCCGTTGCACCAAGATTTTGAATTTGTGTTGCTGTGCCTATGGCTTCTAGTCCGTAGCTGCCGCCACTAATCGTCCCAGTAAAGTCAAGAATGGTTGAATTTCCATCGCCTTCAAGAATTAAGTCTTCACTGGATGTAATTGCCTGGTTTAGTTTGTATGTACCGGCAGGAACGTAAATGCGTTGACCAGCGGCAGCAGTACGCGCCGCAATAAAAGCAGCACTATCATCCGTTATGCCGTCACCAACAGCACCAAAGTCTTGGACGCTGACGAATTCACGCAACTTAGTTTGCACATCGGTAGCAACGGCTCCAGCGCCTGCCGGGTCATAAACAACATCAGATGCGTTAATGATTCCTCCGCCATAAGCTTCAGTCGCAGCTGGTGCGCTATAAACCAGGCTGCCTTTGCTGTTTTGCACTCGGATGCTGTAGTCGCTGTTGACGTACAGACGGGCGGGTGTTCCGCTGCGTGATGGGTAGCCGTTGAGGGTGCGGATGGGCTGAGGTGCTGCGATGGTGAGCGCGGCATCCCAGTAGACGTTGATGGGGTTGCCTTGGGGGTCGAGGTTGGCTGCGCCAATCCAGATGTAACCGTTCTCCAATGGCAAGCCGTCCGTCTCGGTGAAGATCGGAAAGGCTGGCTGGATGCTAAGTGCTGACATTTACTGGTTCTCCTGGATGGTGAATTGTCGCTCAAGGCTGCACGGGTGGCAATGCGTTGAGGGCTTCATTGGTTGGCCTTGCGTTTAAGGATCTCTTCCATTGCTTTAATGGCGTTTTCCTTGTTGACGCCTCGCAAGTTCATCGCTTTTTCGGCCACCAGATCCATGGCTCGTTGTGCGGCATTGCCCCTGGCAATGTCGAGGCCTGTTTGCATGGCTTCAGAAACCTGGCCCTTTAGCGACGTTTGGGCAGCAGCGCCGAACATGCGGTCCAGCTCGTTGACGAAGATCAGCTGGTTCACGATGTCGTCGTCCAGCTTCATGCCATACTTGCTGGCCACCTGGTTGGCCTGGTCGAGCGAGTCGATCAGGTTGGCGCGTGTGCCGTAGTTGCTGGTCAGCTTGCGCATGGCCGTTCCGAGGGCTTTGTTGGCGTTCTCGGAATCGAAGTCGATCTGAGTGCCTGCGGCCTTTTGCAAGTCGTCGAGGGCCGTGATGGTGTCGGAATACTTTTCGTTGGCGGCTTTGTAGTCTGGGAATCTTTCACCCAGCGATTGGTTCAGGTTGCGGCGCAAATTTTTGAGGGCGCGTTCGGCCTGCGAGGTCAACGGATTGGCTAAGTTTTTCTTGCCGTAGTTGACCTGGGTGTCAATGAATCGCTTGGCTGTGTGTACCCCGTAGGCGTCTGGTGCTTTGGCTGTGCTTAGACGCTCCAGAACAGTGTTCAGGATGCGCTGGGCTGCCTTGTCGCCTTGGATGTCTGAGCCTTGCAAGATGGCCTTGGCCACGCCGTTCTGATCCATCTCGACCTTGACGCCCAATGTGCCAAGTTCGTCCAAGAACGAATTGATGGCTGGGTCGTAATCGACGCCTTGGCCGCGCAGTCTTGTTTGGGCAATGCGGTCGATGGCCTTGCCTGCCTGCTGGTTGGTATTGGCCAAGAAGTCCACGCGAGACTGTACGGTGTCGCCGAGGATGTCGGCAGGCCTGTTCATGGCCCTGAATGCCTCGCGCTTTTCGCCCATCTTGAAGATGTTGAGCATCTTGGTCATGGCCTGACGGTCTTTGTCGGTGGCTGCCTTGATGCTGGCCACTGTGCCGTCCTTCCAGCCCTGCTTGATGGCTGTGGCCGCTTCGTTGTCTGGAACGACCTGCGAACCTGAGAGACGGACGTTCACCAGGTCAACAGAATCCGGTGTCTGTGTGAGCTGACTCTTGATGATGCGCTGATTCTCTGGCGCGATCTTTTCGCCCACGGTGGCCTTGATGCTTTGCACCGACTCCTTGAAGGTCGGCTCGATCTGCTCGCGTATGCCTGCGCCAGCTGGTGCGACTGCCCTGGCCGTTGCCTGGGTTGCGGCTTTGACGATCTGGGGCACGGCAGGCAATAGACCGCCGCCAATTGATGCGGCAATCTGACCGACTGGGCCAGCGCCAGATTCTTTGGCGATCTGACCTGCTGCGCCTGCGGATGCTCCGCTTGCAACTTGAAGGCCTGGGGCTGCTGCCATAAGTTGGCCTACGCCTTGCGTAACGGGGCCAGCAGCGGCCTGCAATGTCTTGCCAAGGGCTACGCTGCCGCCAGCAGTGCCAGCTCCTGCTGCGGTGGTCTGGACGATGCGCTCTGCGGCTGTTCTGGGCTCGGCCACGCCGACACGGGTGAGAAGGTCTTGCAGTGCATCGGTGGGGAGCGTGTAGGTGGTGCCAAACATGCTGTTGATCGAGCCTACGATGGGATCAGCGACCAGTCCTGCAAGGGTAGCCGCACCAGCTCCTGCGACAGCGCCAGGGATAGCGCCAACGCCAGCAAATGGAGCGCCCATGGCTGCACCAAGGGCTGCGCCTGCTGCTGGAAGTGCCAAGCCTCTAGTGGCCGCACCCGCGATGCCTGTGGCTGTGGTCGATGGTGCTGGCTGCTGAGAGGCAAGCCACTGCTCTGGCGACATTGGAGTGACGCCAGGTGGCGCTGGCATTGAGCGTGATTGAGGCGCTGGTGCGGCAGATTCTTCTGCTGTCGGAAACCTTACATCGACCTCAACGTTTCGGCCTTCGTCCGTCTGGACGTTGAATGCCTGTGCGGGTTGTTGCTTCAGCCATTCTTCTGGACTCATTGGATCACCCCGTTAGCTCTGAGATAGTCGCTCCATTGTGCATCAGTGAAGTTGGCTGGCCTTGGGTATGTTTGGCCGCCAACTGTTGCGCTGGTTGGCAATGGTGGTGGGGGTGCTTGTTCTGCTCCAAACACGTTCTCTGGGTTGAGCTTGTAGTTTTTGACCACGATGCCCAAGTCCTTCTTTTCCTGATTGGCTTTTTTCTGTGCTGAGTCCAAGTATTTTTGGGACAAGGCCACGTATTCTTTGCGCTGCTGAGGGCTGAGAAGTTGACCGTTTTGGGCTTTTTCCAGCCGGTTCTGCAACTGCGTGAACAGGCCTGCTGTGTCGCGTGCTGTGGCAAATTCTGTCTCGCGCACGACTGAGCCTGGATCAAGCATTTTCATGAAGCCGGTGATCAGGGCAATGTCGCCAGGGCCGTTTGCAGAGCTGGCAGAGGCTTGCAAGGTGTTGAACGTGCCTTGCAGTTCGTTGTACATCTTGCTGCGGCCTTGCCACTCTTTGCGGATTTTTTCTTCCTGCGCAAATGTTTTTTCTGGGTCACGGCCACCAGTTGCCTTGAGCGCTTCAAGCTCGACAGCCGCTTTCTGAATTTCGGTATTCAGTTTGCGTGTGGAGGCCAAAGCCTGGTTGGTCTGGGCTGTGGTCAAACCGAGATCTGCTGCGCGTTTCTTGATTGCGTCCTTGGCAACTTGTTCTGCATACTTTGCCTCGACTGCCTTGGCATTGGCCTCTGCCTCTTTCAACTTGCGTTCGGCCGCTTTTATTGCAAAGTCATCTTCGGCCATCAGCACGGCATTGGATGCTTCTTGGACTGCTTTGTCTGCTTTGGCTTTTGCTTCCATCAACTCTGCTGGGGCTTTGGCTTCAGCTCGTGCCGTGCCCAAGCTCTTGTCGATGGTCTCGAACATTTCCTTTGCGCCTGGAATGCCTGCGGTGCGAACTGCTAGAGACTTGAAAACAACACCAGGGCCACGCTCAGGATCGGCTGCGGCCTCGGCCATTTGCTCGAACAATGTGGCGTCGGCTTCGTCTCCGCTGTTGCGTGCTGCGAGTGCGTTTTCCTTTGCCCTGGTGATAAAGACTTGCGGATTTGTTTGCAAGGCCGAGAGAAGCTGACCAGTAGTTTTCAGTGTGTTTTGCTGTTGCTCTTTGCTGATGCCTTCCATGAATGGCTGAAAGGCTTTTGCCTGCTCTGGCGTGAGCAATGAGGCATAGCGTGCGGCATCACGCATGGTTGGGTTGGGATTCGTGAAGAATCGAGCCTGTTCTTGCGCGGCAAGTTGTTGTTGTTGCTGCTGGCGTGCTGCGAGTGCGCGTTGCGCCTCCAGGTCTGCCATGCCTGCGCCAATCTTGACGCCCTGTAATGCCTCGGCAAATGGGTCTGCGACTTGTTGGAGATAGTTGATTGGTTGCATGTTTTAGAACTCCAAAGATCCCATAAATTCACCTGAGATCGGATTTACTGCCCCACCGCCTTGGAAGCCACCTCCACCAAAGCCACCGCCGAACAACTTGCCAAAGCCACCCGCGCCTTGAATTGCGCCAAAGGCTTTGCCAATACCTCCTGTGAGTGCGCCTTGTTCACCAAGCACGCCTCCAGCCTGGGCCTGGCCTTGTCTGCCTAAGAGGTTGGCCACGTTTGCACCTGTTTGCATTCCTGCGTTGCCAACTCCTGCGGCTGCATTTTGGCCAAGAGTGGTGAGGCCACCGAGTCGGCCGTATTGCTGCTCGATGAGGCTGGAAAGCAGGGCAGGACGGAACTGGGCCAGTGCGCCTTGGATGTTGCCGCCACGTAAGCCGCCAGTGGCCGATGCGCGTTGCAGCAAGGCTTCTTCGCCTTGTTGCGCCAGTGCTTGGAAAGTTTCACCGCCACGGATGCGCTCGATGGCGGCGCGTTCTGCTTCGGGGCCTTGTAAGCCCAAGAAGGCTTGTTGACCTGCAAGAGCGCCTGTGCCTGCCTCTGCATAGGGCTGCAAGAGTTTTTGAATTGCATCGAACTGGCGGCGCTGTTCTTCAATGCCAGCCTGGGCTGCGCCAGCTTGGATGCCTGCGGCTTCTCCGACTGCTTCTTTTCCTTCGATTGCGCCGCCGAGTGCGGAGCCAATCGCGCCACCGATAGGGCCACCAAAAACGGAGCCTGCTATTCCACCAAGTGAGCTGAGTAAACCCATAAAAACACCTCAATATTCATTGGATGCCGCTGGTAGCATTTTCCTCAGCGGCTTGATTTTCCCACATTTTGACGACTCGTCAATCTTCCATCTCGAATTCGCGCTCTTCCCAGGCCTGGCAAGCACGCAAGTCGTGGCAGATGAAATCGAATTTGGTGCAGTAGCCTCGGAAGCCTGCATTGGTGTCCCATGCGTTGCGCGGGATGCGCTCCATTTTGGCCTGGGTCATGGTGCTGTTGTCGTAGTAAGAACAGTTCGAGCAACGACGACGACGGGCCTCTTTCTCGTCCACTTGCATGGCCTGGCCAAGCGCGACCCAGTACACCTTGTTGGCTGTTGGCTCGTTGCTGGGGTTCTCTGGGCCGAGCATCCAGTCGTCGATCACGACCTGGGTGTTCTTCTTGTTTTCGGCTGCGGTGATGAATTCTTCCTCGACAGGAAGGCCCATGAAGCCCTTGGGCATCATCATGAATTTGTCCATGCTGTTCTCCTTTAAGTGATTTCGCGGCCAGAGGCGCGGATGGTCAGTGATGTGGCTGCGCTTGCGATGGTGCTGATGAAGCCACCAGGTTCAAGAGCTTGGCCGACCAATTCTGGACAGGTGTAGGTCTCGTCTGGTGCGATGGCTCGGGTGTCCAAGATGAGGTTGGATGCACCTGGGCTGCTGCCACTTGTCACCAAGTTGACGCTGATCGTCACGTTGCCTGCGGTGGTGTTGGTCACAGTGAATTTGTCGATGATGGCCTTGCAGTTGGTGGCTGTGTACTGCGTGGTTTGGGCGTTCTCGGCCTGCTTTGCTGGGATCAGCACCTTGATGGAGACGGTCATGATCTGTCCTTACTGTTGAACTTGAGTGACGGAAAGCACCACCGCTGGGGCGGCTGGCGCAAATGCTGTGGCTGCCACGCTGTCAACGGTGACGTTGGTGCTGTCGGCTGCAAAGGCTAGCTCGACGTACTCGTTGGCGGCAAGAGAGACGGTCTCGTTGAGCGCAATCGGAATGTATCCGTTGTTGATGTCCGAGGTGACAAGGCGTGCGCTGTTGGAAATGGCCGTGCCGTTCTTTTTCCACCAGACCCAGATGTTTTTGGAGGACGAGCTTCCGCTGGTCAGTTGCACGGTGGCGTCAAACTGGTAGAGGCCGGACTCTGGAACGATGATCTGGCTGGTGGTTCCGCCGATCGTCACGCCGTTGCTGATCTGCGTGTTGTCAAATGTGAGCAGGTATTCGGTGTTGATGACGGCAGGCGTCTGGTCTGTGGTCTTGGTGAACACTCCGTAATACTGCATCTGCTGGATGGTGGGGCGCACGAAGATCACGCCGGTCGTCGCGTTCGATGTGATGCAAGCGGCCAGGGGGATCACATTGTCTGGGGCAGTGGGCTTGGTGTTGGTCAGAGCGCCTGCGACTGTGGGGCTGGCGTAGAGCAAGTCACCTGGCGAGAAGGCGCTGGTGTCAACATCACGGACAAAGCCCCAAGTGGTGCAGTAGCCTTTTTCGCCGCTGTCTGGCAGGTCGTGGGTCATGATGCCCAGGATGTAAAGGGTCGGCTGTGTGCCGTCTGCAAGGTATGGAGCAACCAGCAGCGCGTTGGATGTTGCGCCAGCAAAGCCGACGACAGTGCCATTGGGGATGGTAGATCCTGTGGTATTTCCGACACGGGCGTAGGTCTCTTGGCCGATCTGCTGCGTGACGCCGTAGTCCATGCCAAGGTTGACAGTCTGGTCGGTGGTGTTCCACGCGAGGCGACGGGTCTTGCTGGTTGGGGCTGGCGATTCGCTCAGGTCGATGTAATCCGTGACCACCGAGTTGTTATTCTGGATGGCTGGGCCGTTGGCCAGCAGTTCCACGGCTGCGGCAAGGCGGCTGATCTGGGCCAGTGCCTCGTTCGCTGTGGCCGCAGCTGTGTCTGCCTGGTACTCGAAGTCTGTGCCTGTGATGACTTGAAGCTCGTCCACGACCGAGAACAATAGCTCAAACTGCCTGATCTGTTGCTGGTCGGTCAGGAACGCCGCGAGCTGGTCGCGGGTGAGGTTAAGCCTGCGGGAGACTGGTGCGGTAGCCATCAGTATGCCAATGCCTCGATTTGTGCCTCAAGGCGCATGAAAGAAACGTGCGCATCGCTGTCGCCTTGGAAGCGCTGGATGCGCCAGTTCCTCATGTGGCCTTGCTGAAACCACGCGAGGCGCTTGGCGGTGTTGCCAATCGTGCCTACGCTGATGCTGCGATCTTGACTCCATGCAAGGCCGTCTGTGCTGTAGCTGGTGCTGATCTGGGGGTTGGTGCCCAGTGCCACGCTGCCGGTCAAACTGACCAGCTCCAAGCGGTTGAAGATCGCGCCGTTGCCTTCGTTGTAGGCAATGATCGTGCCGAATTCCCAGCGCACTTGCTGGCCCCAATGGTGGCCAGTGTCTTGCACCAGGTAGCCGATGGCGCTGCTTTGCGGATCGCCCACCAGCCACTTGTCGTAGGCCCAGACCAGGTTGCGTGCGCGGTACTGCGAGAAGCCCACGATGGTGGTGGTCAGAGTAAACCAGACCTGCTCTGCAAGCGCCTCGGATGCGGCTGCGTCATAGACCACGGTGCGGTCTGGCAGGTGGACGTAGAGGTGCTGATGCGCTTTGTCGTTGCGTGCTTCGAGCTTTACGGTGGCCAGCTGTGCTTCTGTGTAGGTGAGCAGCAGCTCGTCGATCTCTTGCGTGCTGATCTTTTGGGTGGTGGCCGCAGCGCCGATGTAGATGCCTGGGGCTTCGTTTCGGCCACCGCCCAAGAAGGCGATGCGCTCCAAGTAGACGCAGCAAGCAAAAGTGCCGACCACGCCTTTTTGGATCTGTGCGCCGTCGATGCGTGCGAAGGGGAAAAGCTCGCCGCCTACGTTGTCGAACACCTCGATGGTGTTACGGTTGAGGGCATAGACCTCGTTGCGGAGTTTGAGCAGGGCCACGACTGGATCTGGATCAACCTCTGAGCTGCCGTACTTCAGGGGGTTGACTTGCAAGGGATCTGACAGCTCGGTGACGATCAGAAACTCGCCGTCGGTGGTCATAAAGTAACCATCAACCCAGCAGAAGTCCAGCACTACGCCAAGATCTGGGTCCGTGTTCTGTGTGAGTGTAGATGCGGCTGGATTCCAAAAATACAGTCGGCCACCTGATGCGATGCCAAGTAGATCGAAGCTGTAGTCGAATGTCACCAGCGTATTGACTGGCCCACCGACGTCGCCAAGAACGGTCACCGTGCCGTTGCTGGCCACGGTCACTAGCTTGGTGCCCATGACTCGGTAGCAGATGCCGTTCCAGTTGACGCCGCCACGATCTATGCCTGGGCCTGTGCCGTTGGCCACGATGCCGTCACCAGGGCGCAGGAAGCCGTTGCTGATGCCTGACTGCTTGGGGACTGGCACCATGTTGACCGGGTAGGCCGTGCGCAGCTCTGGGGTGGCGTCGGCATAGATTCCGTTGAGGATTGGGATTTGCATACTTACCACTTCACCTTTGACGCCCACCACGCTGCGCTCAGTTTGCCCTTGGCAATGTTTTCAGCGTGCCGAGCTTTGAATGATTCTCGCCGCGCTTGGCTGGCTTTGGACTCGCCATCTTTCTTGGGTGAGCCTTTGACGCCTTGCTGACCAAACCTGATGGTTTTGATCTCGTCGCCCGACTTGGCCACAACAACGTGGCTTTTTGTGGGGTGCGATGGCGTGGCCTTGGGCTTGTTGTAGCCCGAGACCCCGACACGGGCAAGGCGTGTGTCTTTGGTGGCCATGGCTTACCCGACGCGATACCAACTATTGGTGGCCTGGTAGAAGCGCATCGTAAAAAATGCGTTTGCGGCCAGGGTGGTGGGTGCTCCGAATGCTGCTGCTGCGCCGTTCACCGCCAGTGTGAAGCTGGTGATGATCTGGGTGGTGGTGACCAGCACCTGTGTGCCGTCTGGCACGCCAGTGTTCATGGGCAGCGTGATTGTGCCTGCGGCCAGAGTGCCAGCAGGCTGAATGACCATCCACTGCTGCTCGCTGGTGGGGGTGGGCACTGTGATGTTGAAGCCAGTGCCAGGGGTGTAGAGGTTCGTGGCCACGGTGGGGGCTGCAAAAACCTGCTGGAAGTATTGCAAGAGCTGGGTGATCGAGACCTTGCGTGCGTCGCCGTTGTTGGAGACGTAGACCGGCAGGAGGTCGCCGCCAGATACCTGGCTGATGCCCGAGAGTTGGTTGATGGTTGGCATGTTGGTTCCTCAGTTGAATTCGATGGGGCCATCTTGACCGGCCAGGACTGGATCGACGGGCGGACGGATGAAGGGGTTGTCGTAGACGCGCCAGGGCTTGTTGCCTGCGCCTGCTGGCATGGTGCTTGGCAGTTGTTGCTGCACTGGCATGGCTGCGCGTGACAGGAGCGTGTTGTAAGACTCTTTGGCCGTGGCCTTGGTGTCTGGCATGACCTGTTTGCCGTAGGACGGGCCGAGCTTGATAGCCAAGTTGGTGTAGATGGCCTCGTTGGAGCTGTCGGGCACGTTGGTCTGCTCGTCGAGATCGCTGTCCTGGGGGCTGGATGGCAGAGGGTAGCCGAGGCGGATGCCGAGGGCGTTCCATGCGGCCATCTGGGTGTCCAAGCGCCGGAGGGCGGATTGCATTTGCTCTGGTGTCAGATCAAAGGCGTAGGAGGCCAGCCCGATCTCGTCGAAGGCCTGCTCGATAAATTGGCGCTTGGTCCATCCCATTGTCATTCTCCAGTTGGCGCGGACAGTCTGTCCTGGATCAATTGTCCCAGTTTTTTGTCCCCAGTGCGACCGTCGAAGCGAATGCCGAGTTCTTTGGCCTTGGCCTCCAGCTCTTCACGGGTGGGGGCTGCGTCGTCTTCTGGTGCCGTTTCTACGACTTCCATGGCTTGGGCTTCTGCCTGGGCTGCTGCCTCGGCTTGCTCGCGCAGCAGGCGGTGGTTGATGCCGTCGATGGGCTTGGAGGGCTTGCGAACCTTGACCGGCTTGCGGTTCTTGGCGTATTTGGGGGTGAGGATCTTTTCCTGCATCACTTGGCCTTCTTTTTCATGGGCTTGGCGGTCTTGGCTGCGGCTTTGAAGTCTGCGGCTGTGGGTGCGCCTTTGGCACCTGGCTTGCGCATCTTTTCTTTGCTGCCTGCTTCGATCCGCGCACGCTTTGCGTTGATGTTGGCGTAGAGGCCGGGCTTCATTTCATGGCCTTCTTAGGCGCTTTGCTGGGCTTGCCTGCTTCCTTGGCTGCTTTCTCGGCTGTGCTGAGAGCGATGGCCACGGCTTGCTTCATTGGCTTGCCTGCCTTCTTTTCCATCTTGATGTTCTTGCCGATGGACTTGCTCGAATAACCTTTGGTCAATGGCATGGGGTTCTCCTATTGCAAAAAGGGGGGCCGAAGCCCCCCAGTTTTTTGGCCAGATTACTGGTTGAACAACAAGATGCCGGACATCTCGGGGTTCTTGTTGACCACACCGAACAGAGTGTCCATACGGTACTTGATGGTCATGCTGTTGATGTCGTACCACTTTTGCAAGACCAGCTCGATGCCTTGGTCTGTGCTTGCACGCATCACTGCGACGCCAGCGTCAGAGGGCACTGCGTAACGGCCAGGCAAGATCTCCAGGGAGTCACGCTGCCAGAACACGTTGACCGAAGCGGCGTTGACGTTCAAGAAGGTGATGGCGGCTGCATCGGCGGCGATGGCAACTTCCACGTTCTTGTACTGCAACTGGGCGTCAGTTGGGCCTGTGCCACCGATGGTTTGAGCACCGATGATTGGAGGCGTGATGGTCATGGTGGTGCCGGAATCAACAGACACAACACGGAAGGTCTTCAACTGACCAGTGCTCTGTCCC